GGACGCATCACGGTTAACCGCACGATGGCGCAGTTCGGATGCAAGCTGTCCTGTACCCCCGAACTGTGGAATCCCCGTGAAAGCCGTCTGAACGGCAAGAGCAAGGAGGCGGTGGAAATCAATGCCAAGATTGAAAAGTTGCTGTTGGCGGTGAATAACGCTTTCGATAATCTGATGAGCCGTAAAGTGGATTTTGATGCAACCGATGTGAAAAACCATTTTCAAGGCAGCATGGAAACACAGATGACCCTTATGAAAATGACGGACGTTATCTGTGACGACCTCAAAGCCCGTATCGGCATTGACCGGGCGAAAGGGACTTATCCCGGTTATCACTATATGCGCCTGACACTCGGTGAATTCATCGAACATCAGTACAAGGTCAAGGATTTGGCATTCGGGCAACTGACGGAGCAGTTCATCCACGACTATCAGGCATTCGCTATGGAAAACAAGGGATATGCGATAGATACCGTTCGCCACCATCTTGCCATCTTGAAGAAGATATGCCGTCTGGCATACAAGGAGGGCTATGCAGACAGGAGCCACTTCCAGCATTTCACCCTGCCTAAGCAGTCAGATAAAACCCCACGGGCATTGAGCCGTGAATCGTTTGAAAAAATCCGTGATGTGGAAATACCTGCTTACCGTAAATCCCACATATTGGCAAGGGATATGTTTCTCTTCGGGTGTTACACCGGGGTCTGTTATGCAGATGTTGTCTCAATTACCCGTGAGAACCTATGTACGGATGAGGACGGGGCTTTGTGGTTGAAGTATCGGAGAAAGAAAAACGAACTTCGTGCCAGTGTAAAACTGTTGCCGGAAGCGATTGATCTGATTGAGAAGTATCACAGTGAGGAAAGGGACACCCTGTTTCCTTTACTGCGCTGGTCAAATCTCAGAAGGCACATGAAGGCGTTAGCTGCACTGGCTGGCATCAAGGACGACTTGTGCTATCATCAGGCGAGGCATAGTTTCGCCTCGTTAATCACGCTCGAAGCGGGTGTGCCTATCGAGACCATCAGCCGGATGTTGGGACACTCCGATATTTCCACCACTCAGGTATATGCCCGTGTCAGCCCGAAAAAACTGTTCGAGGATATGGACAAGTTCATAGAAGCAACCCAAGATTTCAAACTCACCCTATAAACCCAACAACAATATGCGAAGCACTTTTTCACTATTGCCCTATATCAACCGCAGCAAAGTCAAGACTGACGGTACGACCGCCGTACTTTGCCGTATAACCATTGACGGCAAGCAGACAGTCATAAGCACAGGTATCTATTGCCGCCCAGAAGACTGGAACGGCAGGAAGAATGAGATAAAGATTATCAGGGAGAACAACCGTTTACGGGAATACCTGCGTCTGACGGAAGAAGCCTACACCGAGATACTGAAATCGCAAGGCGTGGTCAGTGCCGAAATGCTGAAAAACCACATATCCTTGAACAACATTCATCCGACTACCTTATTGCAAATGGGAGAATGGGAACGTGAGCGGTTGAAGAAACATTCCGAAGAGATTGATTCCACTTCTTCCTATCGGGCTTCAATGTACTACCAGAAGTACCTGACGGACTTTATAGCGTCAACCGGGAAAAAGGACATTCCTCTTGAAGAAGTGACGGAGGATTTCGGCAAGTCCTACAAAGCCCATTTGAAGAAATGCAAGAACTTCGGAGTTTCCCAAACAAACCATTGTCTGCGTTGGCTGAACCGATTATTGTACCTTGCAGTCGATAAGGAGATTATCCGTGTGAACCCCTGCGAGGATTTGGAATATGAAACGAAACCTGAGGCAAGACACAGGTACATCAGCCGTGATGAGTTCAAGAAGATACTTTCCACACCGATGTATGACAAGCGGATGGAACTGGCAAGACGGGCTTTCATCTTCTCGACCCTGACCGGACTGGCGTATGCAGACATACAACTGCTGCATCCCCATCATATCGGGACGAATGCGGAGGGCAGACGCTACATCCGCATCAACCGCAAGAAGACAAAAGTGGAGGCGTTCATACCCTTACATCCCATAGCGGAACAGATATTGTCGCTGTATAACACAACTGATGATGAGAAGCCCGTGTTTCCTCTTCCCAACCGTGATGCCCTATGGTTTGAGGTTCACGAGTTGGGAATAACCATAGGAAAAGAGGATAACTTGACCTATCATCAAAGTCGGCACAGCTTCGGCACTTTCCTGATTTCAGCGGACATACCCATTGAGAGCATCGCCAAGATGATGGGACACTCCAATATCAGGACGACACAGGGATATGCACGGATAACAGACGATAAAATCTCCAAGGATATGGACAAACTGATGGAGCGGAGAAAGAAAATATCGGCTGGCGAAAAGAAAGAGAATAGTAAATAACCATTATAAAATAGATGAATTATGAACAGAGGAATAATAACAATCAGTGAAACGGGGGTGGTCACCGTACCAACTGCCCCCGTGTGGATGACCCAGTTTGAGATAGCCGACCTGTTTGGGGTGTTCTCGTGCGACATCCGCAAGGCGATACGGGCAATCTACAAGAACAAGGAATTGAGTGAAACTTATACAATGAAGTATATCAAGCAAACTGACGGCATCAGCTATGATGTGTATAACCTTGAAATGATTATAGCCATTGCATTCAGGATATGCAGTAAAGAAAGTTTTCAGTTCAGACGGTTCGTAATAAATGAAATCTGCGCCTCCAAGAAAGGAAGTCCGACAACATTGTTCTTCTCTTGCGGTAAGGGCAGTAACCTATGGTATAGTTGAGGTTCATCCCGTCAGCCACCTGTTCCCGATGCTCGGATGCAAAGGTAGCGTGTGGCTTTGACGGCATTGGCAAGGTCAGGCGGCAGAGCCGTTTCAGGCAGAATCTTCCTCAAACGGGTTTGAGCGTATTCCGCCCGAAAACCTTGCCACTGCCATCCACACGCTTGAAAGGCATCCGGCAACGGAAACAAGCGACTGGCGGGAAATCAGAAGAAATAGAGGAACGGCTTACAGACGAAGCTAAACATTGATGCTTCATCTGTAAGCCGTTCCTTTTGTCTTTTTGCCGAAGTTCCATTGCTGCCGCAAACATAGGGCAGACGGCAAACTGCGCTCCTTCAAGAAAATCAGGTTGCCTTCAGTCGGTAGGCGGATTGGTAGCCGTCAGCCAGCATCCTTTCGATGTCGGATTCACGGTAGAGGATTTTGCCGCCCAACTGAATGTAGGCTATACGTCCCTCGTTGCGGTAGTCCTGAAGCGTCCGGCGGCTCACTTTCAACCGTGCCGACACTTCCTTGTCTGTGAAGAAACGCTCCCCGTTCAGTGTCGGGCGGTAGTTTGCGGTCAGATGCTCTACGTTGTCCAGCAGACGGTCAAGGCTGCCCAAGAAGTGGATTATCCACTCGTTGTCTTTGTTAATCAGTTCGTTCATATTACTTTGGATTTAGTGGAATTATTGTTATTACTCTATTCGGTTATCAGATTGTTCTGCCTTTGAACTTTGCTTCTTTTCGCCTGTCCTCCACGATGGAAACGATGCGTTGCACGTCTTCGGGACGGTAATAGGTCTTGTGGTTTATCTGCGAATAAGCCAACGTGCCGTTGTCCCGAAGCGTCTGCAAGGTTCGGGGGCTGATGTTGAGCATCCGGCACACGTCCTGATTGTCCATCCACTCGCTCATTTTCTTTTCGCCGTGACGATGGCAGATGGCATCCATACGGCTGACGAAGCGGTCGAACTTGGCGACCAGTTCCTCGAAGGTCTTTCTCTCGATTGATACGATTTCCATATTGTCTTTCTTTTAGTTGTTACTGTTTCTTTTGCCGCAAAGGAATATATAATCCGTTACCTGACAATAGGTTCCCCGAAAGTGGAAGCGTGTTGCGCTGATACGGCAGTCATTGTCCGGGATGCTGACTTCCCTTTGGCGGCTATCATTCCTTCTCCTGCAAAGAAATACATAATCCGGCATCCGGCAATGGTTTCAATCAGGTCTGGCAGCAAGTGGCACAGGGTGGTAGAGGTTGGCATTGGCTGGAGGCAGCGGTTATCTTCTTAATTCTAAAAAATAGAAAGGTGGCAAGGGGAAAAATAAGGACTTAATTCAAATTCGCCTACAATTGAGTCTTTGCCCTTTCGGGCATATACATCCGGCAAAACGGTGAAGTCCTCACCGCTTTATCAACCGCCATAATGCAAAACCACACAAAATTGCCTAAGAGAATCCAAGTGCTTGACTGACTGTATTAAAGCACCTTACTTTGCTCCCGATAATCGGTCAAGGTGTTTACCAAGACCACAGTTAATAACTTAATCAATTTGTTTTTTACAATGAAGAGAGAACCAAACATTACAGAGCAGCAGGCTCGTGAAATCGTGGAAAAGATGGGACGCAGGGAATCCTACACTCCCAAGTCGATGAATGACATCTACAGACGTATCGGTCTGGAGCCGGATGAGCTGGAACTGCCCGGCAATATCGTTACGGAGGAAACGGAGACCGCTATGGCGGATGAACCGTCAAGTGAGGCGGTCGAGAAAACGGCAATGCTGCAGAAGCGTGTCAGCAGCAAGCAGCGCAGGTTGTCGTTGGAGGAGTACCGCGCCACCTACTTGAAAGTCCCGAAACTTGTCAACCGCAAGCCCGTGTTCGTCAGCGAGACGGTGCGTGACGAACTCGACAGGGTTGTCCGCTTCCTCGGAGGAAAGGGCATGAGCGCATCGGGGCTGATTGAAAACCTCGTCCGCCTGCACCTCGACACCTATCGGAACGACATCGAGCAGTGGCGCAAGCTCTGACGGGATTACAGAAAGTCGGTTGGGCTGGTGAATACACTTCATCGGCTTAACCGATACCCAAGATGAGTGAGTACACCCGGAAACAAATCCGACAGGCGGAGGATTTTTGTGTCCTCAAAGACACAGCAAGGTATATTTTCAGTTACCCGAATAATTCTAAGTAACTGAAAATGCCTTCACCGCCGTGGGCAGAATTATCCTCCGCAGTCGGATAATTTCGGGGTTCTTTAATCAAAGATTAAGCAATAGACAAGCCATAAAATTAAAAGAATTAAGAAGTATGAAAAAGAAGACTAAGTACGGGAGAAATCCCAAGTTGAACCCGAAGACGCACTGCGTGATGGTGCGCTTCGACGATGTGGAATGGAACAGGTTCCTGACGATGTACGAGGAATCGAACGTGTATGC